TTGCCATAATTTTACCTTAATTCCTATGTTTACTTGGTTTTTGAGAACAAATCAAGAGGTGGCATTATAACTTTTACGTCTTGTGCCATTTCTTCGGGCTTATAACCCTTTGCTTCCCAGTCTTTTTTCTCTTTAAAAATCTCACCAGTTTTTTTATGTCTGTAAGTTTCCTCTACTTTAGCGTCATATACTTTCATTAGTCTATTTTCTCCTTTAATATATTAAGATAACTAATACCAAATACTACACCATCTGATACAGTGCCAGCTGTAGTGTAAGATAACACTGTCCCACCTTCTACAATTAAAGGTAAAGATAATATTTCAACACTAGCTGCTGTTGATAATGTTTGCGTATTAACAATCTCAAATGCATTGTTTTTAATAGTTACAGTAGGTGTATTAGAACCTGATTTATTTGTGACTCTTAATGATTTAACAATATAAGTTTCATTAACAGACGGAGAAAGCATGGTTACAGTTTCTGCAGCTGTTGTTGTTTTGCCATAAAATTTATATTGATTTACTACTGCCATTATTCCATAAAGAAACTTTTAGCTTCTATCTCCTGTTTTACTTCATCTTGAAATGTACTATTTAATTTTGTAATTACTGAGTCAAGATCCCTAACCAAAGATTGTATATTTTTTTGGCTGTATTCTGGTTCTGCTCTAGTTAATGATTCTACTATCTTTGCCATTATAAACTTACTATGCCTCCTTTAGCCATTAAATCGTCTCTTGTGCTGTGCGTCGGAGAACCAGGTGCCCTTCCTATATTAGCTGGATTATTAAAATCTCGATTTTCATTATCGCCACCACCTTGATAATCTGAACCCATATCAATTACTGCACCAGAATTAAAAGGATCTTTTTTCTGTTGTATATCTTTTTTAACGTCATCAAATGATTTACCATATGTTTTTCGGTAATAATTATCTGCTTTTTGTTTGTCTAAACTTCTTAAACCTTCTAATGCATATGATCTGTAAGAATTAGATCCTGGTTGCAAAAAATTACTTTTAAGTAAAGTAGGTCCAACATTATATCCAAATTTATCTTTTAAACCTGTACTACTCATGTACACTCCATCAGCTAAAGTTTTATAATTTTGTGCGTACGGATCGTTAGGTAAATTTCTCATTAAAAAACCTACACCAGGAATACCTGTAAATGCACTTATAAGCCCACCCATAATAGGAGCACCATAATTTTGATAAACATTTTTAATTGGTCCCATAAGTCTATCATAAGCACTTAAGATTCCAGATCTACTTTTCATTGTGTAGGGTGTATCAAACTCTGAGTCTTCTTCTATATTACCTACGTAACCATAATCACCTTCAGCAACATCATCATATTGATTATTAATTTGATTAGCATCATAAACTTGTCCTAAAACTGTTCTATCGTATGGTACCGCCATTATCTTCTACCTCCTGGTGAAATGTCTAATCTAAATGTACCGAGTTTCCAGTCTTCATTAGTTGTGGTGTTAGCAACTTTAATAGCAATAGATCGTGCTCGTAGTCGTGTATCTTTTTTAGTTGTAGTTGAACTAATGTCAAAATTTGTTGTAGTTGCAGAACTATTTGGATAGTTTCTTGTTACAAAACTAACTCTGGTATTACCTGTTTGTGAAATAAAATCTGGTATAAATCTTTGTATTCTCATAATGTATTCACCATCACCTCTAAGATCTGGCATTCCTACAACAGCTCCAGTAGAAGCCCGTTTCTGTGTAATGTCAAAATCACCAGAAGTAATTGTGCCTATAATAGCAGTCGTTACACCACCAGCATTAATTTGATCGGTCCCTGTTTCTTGTTCGTAGTATACAGTAATACCATCCGTATTTCCAATACATTCAGTAGACGCATTGTCTGTTGAATCATAAAAAGTTGCGTGTGGTCTATCAAATACTGCAGAATCCTGCCACGCTGTTCGAGGTAAAGTACCTGTTGTCCAAATAGGACGTTTAGGACTAGAATCTAAATAATTATATGTAACAACTCTGTTAATTGTATCTGATGCAGACGTGCAATAAAACCAACTAATTTCACCAAACAAATTATTTAAACCTGCATTAATAAGATCTCTAGATACAGCATTAATATCATCGTAAACATGGTCTTCAACAAGACATGGTAAAGATTTTAATTGACCATCATAAGTAAAGAAACCATTCTCTGACATCCAATAAGCTGAACCATCAACTTCTATACATGCATTTTTACCAAACAACCCACAGTTAGTTCCAACTTGTTCAAAGGAGAATGTAAATGGTTGGCCTACAAATTTCATAAGAAACAATGCAGTATCGGTCCATACATAAATTGCATCCCTACCTTTAATAGCTCCCATAATTTTAGAACCATCAGCAAGCCTTTGTGTGCCTGCAGTATTATTTGCTTTAACGGTATAAGAATCTGTTTGATCAATACTTTCTTGAGATGAGAATCTTATAAACATATCGTCTTTAGTAGCGGTGTTGCCTACTGTTGTTTCTGTTCCAAAAAACACTAAGTGTCTATCTGGTGTAGATACCAATACATGACGCGATGCTGTAGGTGCATTAGGTAATAATGTAGCTCTAGTAGACGTAGCATTTGCAGCTGATGCATCCCATTCAAAACAAGAACCATTATATATAAGTGCAATTAATTTTGTACCATAGTTATCAAGAATCCATAGACCTGGATCAATAGTAAAGTCAGCATTAGATGGGTCGCCCCATGCAACATAATCCGATATATTTAAAACACTTGCTCCACCACTATGTGTTGCTTTTGTAGTTCCGTTAACTCCTCTTGCTCCTCCACTTAAAGTGTTCGTAGAGGTATTATTACTTGTAAAACTTATATCTTCTGTTCCTATTCTAATTTCTCCTGATGATGGAAAAGCTGCTGTGTTTGCTAATACAATAGTTGTAGTAACTGTATCTGTTATAGCGGTTGACAAAGTAGTTGTGGCTGCTCCTAAAGCTGTCCCACTATATAGACCTGTACCCCAACCAAAACCCCCAAGTTGTTGTGATGGTCCCACATGATAATAACATAAAACTGACGTTGATCCTGCAGCACTCATTGGCGTGCCCGTTTCAGTAGAACCTAATGTAATAGTAAAAGTTGTAGTTGTAGGCGCAGCTGTTACCATAAATTTTTTATCCTCAAAATCTGCAGCATCAAAACTAGATGATGCAGGAACAGTCACACTGTCCAACATTACAATATCTTGGTCGACTAAACCGTGTGGGCTGCTGCAATTAATTGTAATTATGTTTTGATTTAATGTGCTTGTAAAAGTAGAACCTGTTAGTGTTGCTCTAATAGGGTGTATGTCATAATATACTCCACCCGAATATACATATAAAATTCTATTAGTTCCTATAGCTGCGTATTTAATACCAGCATTATCATCCCAATGATGAAGGGCTCTAGCTGCACCAGTTAATTTATCATCACCTAACTGTGTCCAACCACCTATTTTTTCTGGAGTACCGTATCTAAATCTAACATTGTCACCATCAAACCATTGTCCCTCAGCCCCGGTCTCTGTGACTTGTTTATTAAACCCAGGTACAAATCCTAATTTTTGTAACATATAACCTCATTATATTATGTATTCCTTATTGGTGGAATACCTAACATTGGCCTTCTGTCGAACCTATTCTTTTCAGCAAAAGGACCATCTACATGGTTATAATGAAGAAATACCTGTCCGCAAGTATTACCTTCAAAAGGTTCTCTCCAATGCTCTAATTCACACCCACTATATACCAGCATATCGCCAACATCAAGCAGGACTTTAGTGCCTTTAGGGGCATTAGGTTTATGTATATTTTTATATTCATCGATAACATTATTTTGACCTGTGCCATCAATAAATATAGGCCAAGGATCGCCTCCTAAATTTATTGTAGTTGATATTTCACAACTAGGTCTATCTTTATGTCTTTTTAATTCATCACCATTTTTATATAATCTAGCATATGAATAAGTTGGAATTAAATTTAAACCTGTTTCTTGCTGCATTATTGGTAGCACTTTAACAAGTAAAGTCTCCATTACATTATCCGCATAACAAGAAAAAGTGTTTGGAATCTGTTGGTCTGTCCATGTGCCTAACAGGCCTGTATCATATGTAATGTTGTTGTCATACATCCATTTAACAGCATCTCGTTTAAGAAGAAAATAGTTAAACACAAAGTTAGCTAATTCATAGCTAATTGCTTTTTTAATTATTTGATATTTATTGAAAGCCATCTTGTATAAAATTAAAACTTACTGATATTCTTATATCATTTGATTCATTAGGTTGAACGCTATGCCACAACCAAGAAGGAAACATAAGTATTCTATTTACTTTTGGCTCTATGTGACACTCTCTCCACAAATGTTTTGGTGGTTCACCTTCTTTTCTTTTAGGCATAACAGTTTGTATTCCTGGTCTTGGATCAGTACAAACAAGTTTTCCTGAATTAGGTTCTGCTTTAATGTAATAAACACCGCTAAATAAACTATTAGGATGTATGTGTGGTTTATTATATCCACCCGGATAATTTATATTAGCCCACATATTACCTATCCTTGGTTCTCTATCTAAATATTCTTGTTTAAATACTTCATTAGTCATTTTAAACAATTCATCTACTAATAATTTAAATTGTGGTAACTCGTGCATATTAGTTTCACTATGCCAACCGTTTACATTTGTTTTTTTTAAACCCTCATCTTTTTTAGACCAAGCAACTATATCATTAGCTAGTTGTTGTGTATCTAAATTAACGTCTTCTGCATATATTAATGTAGGAAAAAAACCTTCAGCAATCATCTAAACGGTTTACCTCCAAACCAGACAACAAGAGATTGTCTAATACCTCGTTTTACAGGATTAACTCTATGATTTAAAAATGATGCAAATATAATTGCATGGCCTTGTTTAAGTTCTGCAAACTTACCTGGAGCCATTAATTCTAAATCTCCACCTTCAAACTCTGATGGATCATTTAATAAAAGAGTCATTGATATTTTTCTAACAGGCGGTTCATGAGTCATGTTTACATCACAATCCATATGCCAATCATAAAACCCTCCTTCAGGATATTCTGTAAATTGTGCATTTTCTGTAACTTGTATGTCACCAAACCCAAAATGATTTTCATTTGCTTTTTGTATAAAATTATTAAGATCACGATACATGTGTTCCATTTCTTTAAATGGTATCCAAGATATTGTTGTAACTCTTTTCTTTGTGTCTGTACCACCTCCTGGTTTACCCATACCAACTTGTGCTGTCTGTGGTTTTTGTCTTCTTCCACATTCTATAATTTGCCTACATTGATCTGGCGTAAATAATGGTGTGGTAGTTTGAACTATCCAACTCTTCCATTTAGGTTCTGTAATGTGTCTATTTTCGTACATTAACTTACTCCTCTATTTCTAATTGGGTCGTATTGAACATCCATATTTGCAGCAAGTGTTCTTCTATATCCTGGTCCATTAAAAGGATATACGCAATGTCTCATGTCATATGGAAATATATAAAAGTCTCCTTCTTTTATTTCTGGTTGATAGTCTACATTTGCAAACATACCTGAAGCTGAACCTAATATTTGTAATCTGCCATTTTGTGGTTGATTAGGTGATGAATATTCTACACCAAAACTTTGTGGTAATTTTAAAATCATAACACTAGATAAACCTGTAAACAATGATCCTTGATGCACGTGCACTGGATTATACTCATGCTCAAACATGGTGTTAACCCACACAGAATTAAAATGCATTTCGTATTCTCTTACTTTATTCCAATCTAAATAGTGTTTAAATTTTAATTCAAACCATTGTAATACATTTTGTGGCAAATGATTATGTCTAGTCATTTTAGAACTATCTTCTCCATTATAAAACAAGCTATGTTCTTTTTCAATTTTACCAACAAGTTGTTTGTTAGCGGGTTTTAATTCAGGATATTTAGTTTCATAAATATGATTAATAGTATCATATACATCTAATGGTACTTTGTATTTTAATACTGATTGACCTAAAAATACAAAATTAAACTTATTCTGGCTTGGATCCGAGATCATTGGTCAATTGTTCTTTCTTGTTGTAAATCATTTCGCCTGATTTTTTAACTCTTTCTATAGTTTGTAATTGTCCAAGTACATTAAATACTTCTGGTTGCGATGAACCTGAAGTTAATGTCTCTGCTTTATTTTTCATAATTATCGCATAAGAATCTAATTGGTGTCTGTTAACATCTTTGTCATCAAACGAACCATCATTAAATTCTTTTTTTAATGCAGACCAAAGTTTAATTTCTCTCATACGATCACGTGCTACTAATTGCATATTAGCTAAACCATATCTAGCTTCATCAAGATCTATTTGATATTTTGTTAATTTATATTCGTCTTTTTCTGTTTCAATTTTTTTCTCTAACCATTTAACTTTAGCCTCTTGTCTTCTACAATCAAATGATAGACTCATTAAGTTTTCTAAGAATACGTTTTGTTCTCTAACACACTGCCAATACTTGGCAGCTTTAGTTGGATATTTAGCATCTTGTAAAACAGACATTCTCATTTCTGTTTCAGTTCTAAATACTTGTTTCTTAGTCCATGTATCTCTAAGTTCGGATGTCATAGCCTTAAACTCTTTTACATCTTCTGGATCTAATAAATTATTTAAACTCGGTGCTTCTTTTTCTATAAGCGCATGTATGTTACGTTTTTCTGTCATATTTATTCCTTTATGTTTTTTTATAATATAATCATTACTGATTATAAGTCAAGTTAACTTGTAGTAATACTAGATGCTGGTCCTGCTGTTGATGTTTCTCCAGTAAATTCTTCTGTTAAAGCTGACACAGATCCTGGTTCAATTGCTCCTCCAGCCATCCATGCTGCTGTGCTAGATCCTTCTTTACTTCCTGCTACTAAATATCTTGATGTTGCAATACTTGGATTAGTTGCCCAAACCGTTCCATTATAAATAGCTGAAGATGTAACTGCTCCTGGGTCTACGCTTCCACCAAAAAATAATCCAGCTGTTTGAGTTCCAGATAAACCTGCTCCTCTTACCGAAACAGGATTTGCTCCACCAGTCGTCCAACTTGAACCATTATATTCTTCAGTAGAATTTGTAACATAAGGGGGACCTGGTATATTTCCAGTTGATATAAGACCTGCGGTTTGTGTTCCACATCCAGCTATGTAATGACGTCCAACGCTCATGTTTCCTGGTGACGCTGTCCATCCTTCACCATCTCCTTCGTATGAATTAGTTAAATAATTAGATGTTGTTGGTGCACTACCACCACAAATAACACTTGCAGTTTGAGGTCCAAAAGCTCCTTGACCATATGTTCCTACGGGTTGAGCGGCTACAGATGTCCAATTTGTTCCATCATAATTATAAACTGTAGCTACAACATTAGACGGTGGCCCTGGATTAAATCCACCTGTTGCAAAAGCTGCTGTCTGTGGTCCAGAACCTGTTAATAATCTAGAACTCATTCCTAAATTATTTACTGATGTCCAAGAACTTCCGTTATATTCTTCTGTTGCATTTGATAAAGATCCAGTTGTTCCACCAGTAATCCATCCTACAGTTTGAGTTCCACCCCCAGCAAGTTGTTGTCTAGCTGTATTCATTGCTCCACCACTAGCCCATGCTGCAGCGGTTACTGTAGTAGTTCCAAAATTATATTCTTCTGTTGCTGTTCCATTTGAAGGAGCTCCTGATAAAACACACGAAGTTTGATCTCCAGCTGAAGATAATCTACCTGAACGTGGTGTTGCAGTAGATGCGTCAGCTGTCCATGTCGTACCATTATATTTAAAAGTTGAAGTTGTTGATGGCATTACACCAGGAAGAGCAAAGGCTGAACTTTGAGCTCCTACACCCGTAGGCATATTGTGTCCTACTGTAGGCATAGCAGTACCTGATGACCATGTAGTACCATCTAATTCTTCTACTGTACTGATTGACGGAGATTGACCACCAAATGCAATACCAGCTGTTTGAGTTCCTGTACAACCTGATCCATATCTTTTATCATTACTTAAATTAGGACCAGCTGTCCATCCTTCGCCGTCTCCTGTATAAGCGTTAGCAGGGTATCCTGAAGGAGTACCTCCACCAAAACCTATACTAGCTGTTTGAGTTCCAAATTGATTAAACGCTTCTGCAATTGTTGGAAGAGCTGTATTAGATGTCCAACTACTTCCGTTCCATAATTCTGATCCTGATTGATAAGTTGTACCATTCAAAGTACCACACGCAGTTATTGCTGCTGTTGATGTTCCACACGTAGCTCTAAAAGCCCATGCGTTAGGATTAGTTGTAATACTAAAAAATCCTGATCCATTCCATTCTTCTGAATCTCCACTTGTTCTATTGGAAGGAGATGGACTTGGGTATTTATCTCTACCAACAGTTATCATAGCTGTTGCCGTTCCTGCTGAACCTTGAGAATAACCACCTACTATTTGAGGGGTGCTAGCGTACCATGCACCTGAACCTATACCTTGTACACGTAAATTACCCGAAGTACTGTTATACCATACCTGTCCATTTTCTGCGTTGGCAGGATCTGCTGATAAGTATTTAACTTTCAGTCCTTTAATTTCATTGTAACCAGCCATTTATAAATTCCTTATGGGAGTGTTATATCTGTTGGTCTACCTGGATTTGGTTCCGCTTTTTCTTCGTCAGACAATGCATCCCACGCAGCTTGTGCCGCTTGAACGTCAGCGTCAATCAAAGCTTGTGCTTCAGCTTTTGTCTTTTCAACACCGTTCTTTTCAGCTAACCACATAGCGCCATCGACATTGTTGCCAATCATCCAGACGTCAGCAGGGTAACCTCTAAGAAAGAATTTTCTTCTGTCTTCTGCAGTAAAGAATCCTTTTCCAGTGTTTGTAGCAGTACCATATATAAAGTGTGCCATAGTATTTACTCCTTTGTTATTGTTATATCGTTAAACTTGTTCATAATCAACTTGAACTTATGTTCTTTTTATTTAATGCTGTTGACTCAGGGGTAAATTCTTCTGTTGCTGCTAGTCTAGGTGTTCCAGGATGGTAACCACCAAAAGCTATTGCACCCGTTAAAGTTCCAGCACCCCCTCTGTCTCCACCAGTTCCCATATTAGGTAAAGTAGACCATGCAGTATCGTTCCATTGATAAAATCCTACTGCTCCACTATTTCCTCCCATAGATCCACACAATGCTGAAGGAGCTTGATTTGTTCCTTGAACATCTCTTTGATTAGATGCTCCTACATCCACAATACTTTTTGCAACTACAGTCCATGCAGAACCATTATAGTCTGAAGTATTTGGGTTAGGAGTTCCAGGATAAGGAGCTGTTCCACCCCATACAACAGCAGCTGTTTCACTTACACCTGCGCCTGTAGCTCCATAAATATTTGTTGGATAATTTGTTTCTGTACTCCAAGTTGATCCATCATAAGATTGAACACCTATTTGAGCAAAAGGACTTGTTGGGTTTGGAGGTCCATCTCCACCTGTTGCTAAAGCTGATGTTTGAACTCCTGAAGATCCACCATAAGCTTTTGCTGGTGACAATGCACCAGGTGAAGCTGTCCAAGATGAACCATCATATTCAGCACTAGCTGAATTATATGGTGTTTGACCTGGAGCAGAATTTCCTCCAGCTGATAATCCTGCAGCTTGAGTTCCATAAGTAAAAGAATTTCTAGTATTTGCTGGAAAATTTCCACCACCTGTCCAACTTGTTCCATCATAATTTTCTGTAGCGTTTGTTGTAGGTCCAGGACCTGTTTCTCCTCCTACACCCCATGCAGCAGTTTGTATTCCTGCTCCTCTAATAGCTGTTCTAGCTGTAGATAAATTTCCTCCAGCTGCCCATGCTCCAGCTGTTATTGTGTTTGCTGATACTGTAAATTCTTCTGTTGCTTTAACTTGTGGGTCACCACCAAAACAAATTGAACTAGCATTACTAGCTCCTGTTCCACTACAAGCATTTCTAGTTGATGATAAGTCAGCTGTTTCTGTCCAAGATGATCCATCCCAAGATTCTGTTTTTGCTTGAGCTCCTGGTCCGCTAGGTCCAGTATGACCTCCCCAAACTAAAGCAGAAGTTTGAACTCCACCTCCACCTGATCCACCTCTAGCCGTGTTCATAGTTGAGGTAGCTGTCCAACTAGTTCCATCGTATAATTCTGTTAATGCTACATATCCAGGATCATCTCCTCCCATTGCTATAGCTGCAGTTTGACTTCCACAACCAGCGACTCCAGCTCTACCTGAGTTTAAATTATTTCCTTCAACCCATGCGGACCCGTTGTATTCTTCTGAATTATTAACACCACTAGGGGTTCCTCCACCTGCATATAAAGTTGCAGTTGATGTTCCTGCTGGTGCACCATTACTTCTTGCTGTATTTAATGATGGACCATTAGTCCATGCTGTTCCATTGTATGCTTCTGTTACTGCTACATATCCAGGAGGCATATAACCTCCAAAAGCTCTGCTTGCAGTTTGTGTTCCTGCAGATTTAAGTGCATATCTTCCTGTATTTAAATTTCCTCCAGCAGTCCAACCAGCTCCACCATACTCTTCTGTATTAGCTACTCCTGCAGTAGCATAACCGCCAGCAAATAAAGCCGAGTTTTGTAAACTTCCCGATCCTCCTCCATTAGCTCTTCCTGTTGCTAAAGGCGCAGAACTTGTCCATGCTGTTGATGCTACAACTGATCTAAATTTTCCTGTTGTTTCGTTATACCAAATTTGTCCTTCATACTCAGAAGGACTTGCTGGTGTTAAAATTGTACCACCCATACCACTGTGATTAGTACAATAATAAAATAAAGTAGGTGCTCCAGATGCTACAACAATAGTTATTTGTGTACTAGAATCTACTGTTACTCCAGTTGTATATTCAGTTGAACCTGCTGCGTCTGCAGCAGTTGCAAATCTAAATGGGTGTCCTGATGGGTAAGTAAATATATATGTATTGCCTTCGTAAAGTTCTAAGGTTTTTTGTTGAACTCCGTCTATATAAAAAGCTCCACCGGAATCCGTAACTGTAAATGATACAGGTGTAGGTGCAGGATCTCCTGTTAAAACTCTAATTGGTTTTCCAAATATTTCTTTGTATGTGCTCATAATTAACTTGTTGTTATATTCACTATATTAGCTGATGTTGTTTCACCTGTAAATTCTTCTGTTGCTGTTGAATTAGGACTACCTGCTATTGCAAATGTTAATGTAGCTGGAGCCGCAGTAACTGCGCCAACACCATCTCGAGCAGTTGCCATTGAAGGTCTTGTACTAAAAGAAGTTCCATCATAACCCTCGGTTAATCCAGTAGGTGAAGGAGCAGGAGTTATACCTGCGAAAAAAAGAGAATTTGTCTGTAAACCAGAAGCACCTAAATAATATCTATTAGTAATCATACTACCACCACTTGTCCAATTAGTGCCATCATATTCTACGGATGTTCCTGGTATACCTCCTGCAACAATACCCGCTGTTAAAGTTCCTGCTCCAACAGCTGCTGTTTGATTTGAAGGCATGTTAGTCCCATTTGTCCAATTAGTTCCATCAAATTCTTCTGTAGCATTTGATGTAGTTGTTGTATATCCCGAAGCTGCTACTGCAGCTGTCTGAATTCCAAATCCTGATAAAGCTCTTCGTTCTGTAGTCATATTATTAACTTCAGTCCAAGAAGTTCCATCATATTTTTCTGTGTCAGTTGTGTTTCTTGGAGATGTTGGATAAACATCACCTCCAAAAGCTAAGCCTGCTGTTTGTGTTCCACATCCACCTAATTGTGATCTTGCTGTTCCTAAATTATTTCCTTCTGCCCATGCTGAGCCATTCCATTCCTCTGAATTATTTACTTTTGTAGGATTAGATGTTTGACCACCAAAAACTAATCCAGCTGAGGTTGTACCTGAACCAGCTAAAAGCTCTCTACCTGTGTTTATAGCAGTTCCACTAGCCCATGCTGCAGCTGTTATTGTGTTTGCTGATACATTGTATTCTTCTGTTGTAGATATTTGTGAACCTGGAGGTCCATTTCCAAAAGCTGCAAATGTAGCA